GTGTACATCCCGCCGGGCGTAACCCTCGCCGCAGACCTCACCGTCGGTGAGCACCGTATGGCCCACCTAGTCCCCAACGGGGCGGGTCGCCGCGTACCCCACCTCGCTGCATTTATACCTCCGGTACAGGCTGAGCCGGTGGTGCCTGAGTCAGTAAGGTCTGGGTTTGAGGTGGATGGACGCACCTTGGAGGTGCTCACCGACGGCGAGCAATCCTACTACTTGGTGGCGGAGGTGGCTACGGAGCTTGGGTTACCCGAGCATACCGCCCAAGAGTCTCTTACTAGGTTGTTCGCACTTGGTGAGGTTGCCCGCGCTGATGTCTACCATAAATCTGCCACCGAGGTTAAGCATACACTCTGGGCGGCGGATGTCAGCAAGTTCCTATAAACGAAGTGTACGCAAGGAAAATATAATGGACATTATCACTATCGACTTCGAGACCTACTACGCCAGTGACTATAGCCTATCCAAGATGACGACCGAAGCCTACATACGCGACCCTCGTTTCGAGGTGATCGGTGTGGGGTTGAAGGTCAACAACGGAGAGGTTGACTGGTACTCCGGCAAGGACACCGCAGGGTTCTTGGGGGCTATCGACTACAGCGACAAGGCAATCCTGTGCCACAACACAGCTTTCGACGGGGCGATCCTGTCGTGGCACTTCGGTATCGAACCCAAACTTTGGTTCGACACACTCAGCATGGCCCGCCCACTCCACTCAATGACAGTGGGCGGTAGCCTCAAGGCGTTGGCTACATACTATAAGCTAGGGCAGAAGGGTGACGAGGTGGTGCGTGCCCTTGGTATGCGCCGTAAGGACTTCACCCCCGAGCAGATGTCAGCCTATGCCGACTACTGCATCCAAGATGTGAACCTTACATACAAGCTATTCAAGAAATTGGCACGGCAGTTCCCAGCGTCGGAGCTTCTGGTGATCGACCAGACGCTGCGTATGTACACCGAGCCTAAGTTTGAGCTGGACCCTGTGGTGTTAGAGGCGCACCTCGAGGGTATCCACGAGCGCAAGGCTAAGCTGCTGGAGAAGTTGGGCGGGGAGGAGAAGGCCAAGAAATTCCTCATGTCCAACAACAAGTTTGCCGACCTGCTGCGGGCACTGGGCGAAGAGCCGCCGATGAAGACCAGCCCGACCACAGGTAAGCAGACCTATGCCTTCGCCAAGAACGACACGCAGTTCACTGCTATGCTGGACCACGGCAACCCCGCTATCCGCACGGTGGTGGAGGCGCGGTTGGGTACAAAGAGTACCATCGAAGAGACGCGGACCAAGCGCTTCTTAGAGGTGGCAGAGCGCGGGCGGCTGCCCATCATGCTCAACTACTACGGGGCTCACACTGGCCGCTTCTCGGGCGGTGACAAGATGAACCTACAGAACCTACCCAGAGGGGGTGCGCTGCGTAAGTCCATTGTGGCCCCAGAGGGGCAGTGCGTCGTGGCTTGTGACTCTAGCCAGATTGAGGCGAGACTGGTGGCTTACCTCGCTGGGCAGAGCGACCTCGTCCAGTCCTTCCGCGAGGGGCGTGATGTGTACTCCGAGTTCGCCAGCGATGTGTACCAACGCAAGATCACCAAAGACGACAAGGTGGAGCGCCACGTTGGCAAGACCTGTATCCTTGGTCTCGGCTACGGTATGGGAGCTGACAAGTTCCAGCACACATTGGCGACAGGCTTCATCAAGGTCCCTATGGAGCCGCACCACGCCAAGGAGATTGTACGCCTATACAGGAATAAATACCATAAGGTGCAGAGTTATTGGTATACCGTCGGTGAAGTTTTGAACGCCATGCTAAGGGGTGAGTCCGGCAAACTGGGTGTACTGAAGTACAGTCCAGACGGGATTGAACTACCCAACACACTTCTGATCCGCTACCCTGCACTACGCTCAACTCCTGACGGGCTGGAGTATATCAACGACCCGCGGTCGTATCGCAAACATGTAGTTAATAAGGTCTCCGGTAGCGAAGTGCAGCCCTTAGCTTGGACGCGGCTGTATGGTGGTAAGTGCGTGGAGAATATCACCCAAGCTGTTGCACGTATCGTTGTAGCCGAGCAAATGGCGGAGATCGGGCGGCGCTACCCCGTCGCATTGCAGGTACACGATGAAGTTGTGTGCGTTGTAGATGAAGATCAGGCCGACGCCTGCAAGGATTTCATGGTGGGCGTTATGTCCACCCCGCCCAACTGGGCACCCGACCTACCTGTTGCCTGCGAGGCAGACATCGGTGACAATTATGGAGACGCGAAATGACCAACCTCAGCCACTCGTATTCATCTATTAAGATGTTTGAGAATTGCCCCAAGCGCTACTTCCACCAGCGGATTGAGAAGTCCGTCAAGGATAGTGGCAACGCCATCACCGCGTATGGTGAGCGCATACACAGGTCACTTGAGTTGCGCCTCGGTGAGAGCACACCACTCGACCGAGAGTCTGCGGGGTACGAGGGTATCTGTGCCGCCATCGCTGCAAAGGTTGGCTCTGGCACCCTTACTGTCGAGGAGGAGATGACCCTCAACAAGTCGCTGTCCCCCACAGGGTGGTGGGACGCCGACGCATGGCTCCGGTCGAAGATCGACGTACTAGTCCGCAAGGGTTCCAAGGCGACGATGTTCGACTGGAAGACAGGTAAGCGCCGCCCAGATTTCGATCAGTTGGAGCTGTTTGCACTACAGGTGTTCAAACACTACCCCGATGTGGAGCAGGTGAACACCACGTTCGTCTGGCTCAAAGAGGGGTCGATGGACCACGAGACATATACGCGGGACGATGAGCCTGCTCTATGGCGCAAGCTGCTGACGAAGATCACTCGCATCGAAGGTGCGGCGGAGCACGACAACTGGCCTGCTAAGCCCAGCGGGTTGTGTGGCTGGTGTCCGTGTAAAAATTCGTGCGAGTTCGCAAAATAAAAGTTGACATAGTTTACATAGTTTACGTATAAAGGAGCAAGAGATGGCTACTACCCCCGAAGGTCGCATCAAGCGCAGGCTTGACAAGGTACTCAAGGAGGAAGGCGTGTGGTTTTACAGTCCGCAGGCAGGCCCGTTCGGTGTATCAGGTATCCCAGACAGGGTAGCCTGTGTACTTGGTCGCTTCGTAGGGATCGAGTGCAAAGCCGACAAGACTAAGAAACCCACGGCACTTCAACTGAAGTGTATGCGGGACATCGAGGCAGCAGGTGGCAAGTGCTTTGTTGCCTACGACGATACAACAATCGCGGAGGTCCGCGACTACATTAGGGAGATAAAGCGTGCTTGTGATACCGCAGTCGAAGGCACTGGCACTGAAGCTGAAGGACCCAGCGCGGGTCCTAGCGACGGTCCCATCTGCCAAGACGCTAACATTCAATGGGACTGACCTCGTTGTGGTTCCCCACAAGTTGCTGGAGGTACAAGCACTCCGAGACTTAGCCATCCGCGCACCGTCGCCAATCCTGCATTACTATGGGTGGCCCGGACAGTTCACGCCATACGACCACCAGCGTATGACTGCTGCGTTCCTGACAACACATAACCGGTGCCTCGTCCTCAATGAGATCGGTACAGGCAAGACACAGAGCGCACTGTGGGCGGCGGATTACCTCATGCACCAAGGGCTTGTGAAGAAGGTGTTGATCCTGTCACCCCTCTCTACACTGGAGCGGGTATGGGGTGATGCGATCTTCAAGCAGTTCTTCCACCGCAAGCATGTAGTCCTGCATGGGACTGCGGCGCGGCGGAAGAAGTTGCTCAAGACGGAGGCTGATTTCTACATCATCAACCATGATGGCTTCGGGATTATCGCGCCTGATATAATCGGCGAGTTCGACCTCATCATTGTCGATGAGGCAGCGGTCCTCCGCAACGCGGGCACCAGTCGGTACAAGCAGTTTAGCAGGTGGCTGACACTCAACACTGAGGCGCGACTATGGCTAATGACAGGTACGCCGACGCCTAATGAGCCTACGGACGCATGGACACTGGCTAAACTGGTTGGGAACCCTGATGTGGCGCGGACGTTCACAGCATTTCGCGAGCAGACGATGATAAAATCTGGGCAGTACAAGTGGTTGCCTCGGGCGGACAGTGCGGACATTGTGAAAGATGTCCTCCAACCATCCGTCCGCTACACACGCGATGAGTGCTTTGACCTACCGGATACGGTGGTCCAGACGCGGAAAGTGGCGCTGACACCGGAGCAGACCAAGCACTTTAAGACCATGATGCAGAAGCTAGTGGTCGATGTGCAGCAAGGTGGCGGTACTATCAGTGCTGTCAACGAGGCAGTCAAGGTACAGAAGCTGATCCAGATAGCCTGTGGGGTGGCGTACACTGACGACGGGCAAGACTTTGAGATTGATTGTTCACCACGGGTGAACGCAGTGAAGGAGGTGATCGAAGAGGCAGGTGAAAAAGTGATTATTTTCGTCCCCCTTACAGGGACGTTAAACATGCTGGAACGGGAGCTATCCAAGCGGTGGAGTACAGGGGTCGTCAACGGCGCAGTGTCATCCAAGAAGCGGGACGTGATATTCCATGACTTCCAGCACAGCAAAGACCCACGCGTTCTCATAGCGCACCCCGCCACGATGGCGCATGGCTTGACCCTGACCTCAGCATCGACTGTGATCTGGTACGGGCCCATCACCAGCAACGAACAGTATGTTCAGGCGAACGGTCGTATTGAGCGCATTGGAAAGAAACACGTCAGCAACGTGGTACACATAGAGGCTACCGAGTTGGAGCACCGCATGTACCACAGACTGGCGAATAAACAGAAACTTCAGGGCCTACTACTGGACCTGATACAGCAAGGTACAGAGTGATGACCATTACAGTGGATAAAGTAATCGGCAAGTACATGGCGCTCCGCGCGGAGAAGGAAGCGCTGGAGGCCGAGATCAAGGATAAAGTCGGTACTATCAAGCAGAGCATGTCCCAGCTAGAAGCATGGCTCAAGCTAAAGGCCGATGAGGATGGCGTGACGTCTTTCAAGACCGAGAAGGGCACGGCGTTCCTTACTACCACAGACTTCGCGGGCGTAGATGACTGGGCCGCAGTGCTCCAGTTCATCCGCGAGGAAGACGCATATGACATGCTGGAGAAGCGTGTCAGCAAGGCAGCCGTGCGCGGCTACATCGAGAGTAACAAAGCTGTCCCGCCGGGTATCAAATACGGTACCAAGCTGGACATCAACATCCGCAAACCTGCAGCTCGTTAAGGAGAAAACCCATGAGCAATATCGTACCCACAAACATCCAAATCCCTGCGCACCTCGAGGCGCGGGTAGGCCAAGTGTCTGCGCTGTCGCAGAGCTTATCTGGTGGTATCACCTCTGGCCCATCATTCCCCCGCATCTCGCTGAAAGGCTCGCGGTTCCGTATCCGCGAGGATGGCGCTGAGACTGTCCTCGACGTCACGTCGCTGGACACAATCATCGTGGGCGCTAACCCACAGCTGTCCAAGACCTACTACGCTGCTGAATGGGACAAAGACGCTGAGCCCACAGCACCTGATTGTTTCTCGCTCGGCGGTATCCACCCGAGCGCAGAGAGCGCGCAACCGCAGAGCGACCTATGCGCGTCGTGCCCCCACAACGCGTGGGGTTCCAAGATCGGGCCTCAAGGGCAGAAGTTGAAGATGTGTACAGACCAGAAGCGGCTGGCGGTTGTCTCCGCAGACGACCCGACAGGACCCGTTTACCTGCTACAGGTCACACCCGCTGCGCTGAAGGGTCTGAATACCTACCACAAAGAGCTGTCTATGCGTGGTATCCCTGTGGACATCGTCAAGACAAAGCTGAGCTTTGACACCGACGCATCGTTCCCCAAGCTGACCTTCTCATTCGGTGGGTTTATCGACGAGAGCACGTACAGCGATGTCGAGCGCTTGTTCGGTTCTGATGAAGTGTTGGAGATCACTGGTGAGAAGGAGCCGGACGTTGCGGCCGAGCCGAGTAAGCCCCGCAAAGCAGCGGTGAAAGCAAAGCCTGAGCCTGAGCCTGAGCCTGAGCCCGAGGTTGTAGCCGAGGTTGTAGCCGAGGAGACACCAAAGCGTGGCTTTGGTGCGGCTAAGGCAGCACCTGCTAAAGCGAAGCCCAAGGCCGCAGCGAAGCCCAAGGTCGCAGCAAAACCGGAGCCTGAGCCTGCTGCAGAAGCCTCCGAAGTTGATACCTTGGCGGCTGCGATCAGCGGTTTGCTCGGTGGCGATGACGATGACTGATACCCCCCTCGACTTCGAGAAGGTCGAACTGGTCCGAGATCGGATGGGGTTGACAGTGACCGATATGGCTAAGTTCTTCGGGGTCTCCCGCATGACTTACTATAAGTGGGTTAATGGCGGCACCGTTCGCGCAGCAAATAAGGCGCGTGCCAAAAGCGCGCTACGCGACGTGCTACCATTACTCAGGGAGGGGCACTGGCCCCTCCCGAACCACGGTGCAATGGATAGTGGGCAGCGCTTAACAGCGCTGCTTGAGATTTTAGAGGCCGCAGAGTAGTGTGGCACGGCGGAGGGCCCACCCCTCCGCCATACAGCAGGGGCATACACATGGATACGTCGGAGTTTCTCCAACGTGTTCTGCCAGTAGAGGGGATGTACTGTGCATGGACAAAGACCGGCCGAGGTCGGCGCCAAAGGTTCTTCGATACAATCGACGAGCTGGTCCATGAGGTACAGGAACGCGACCACCTTCAGCAGAACACATTTTTCGCTATCTCTACATTCTTGGATGACAGTAACCGCAAGAAAACCAATGTTAAGGCTACCAAGGTTGTCGCACTGGATATTGACTGCGGCCCGGAGAAGCCGTTTGCGGATTATAAAGCAGGGCTGAAAGCCTTTTCTATATTTGCAACCAAGATGGGGTTGCCGCGACCTATGCTGGTCAAGTCCGGCAACGGTATCCATGTCTACTGGATACTGGACCATGCTATTCCTCCGAGCGAGTGGTCGGCGATAGCCCACGCGATGAAGGATGCAGCCGCTGCAGAGCAGTTCGCTATCGACGCAGGTCCTACAGCCAACCCCTCTCTGGTGTTGCGCCCAGTGGGGACAAACAACTGGAAAGACCCCGACAACCCGAGGGCTGTTGAGGTGTTGCTCGATGCAGAGGATGTTTCAGCGGAGGCGCTGAAGAGCGCGCTGTCGTACTACTACAAACCAGCTATACCTAAGACCCGGAACAGCGCACTCATGGACAGTCTTGCTGTGAAGTCCGAGTTCCCCCCAGCGGTTGCCAGCGTGGTGGCTGACAAGTGCCAACAGATCAAGTGGGCTATAGATAACCCCGAGCATGTGGCGGAGCCCATGTGGTACGCCTTAATTGGCGTAGCTGCACACACTACAGACCCTGAAGATACTGCGCGCCGCTGGAGTGAGGGCCACAGTAAGTATTCAGAGAGCGAGACACTAGCGAAGCTGCGCCAGTGGAAGGCCCAGTCCATCGGACCAACCACATGCGCGCGTATCGAGTCCGAGCGCGCGGGCGGATGTGCTGGCTGCCCATTCGCGGGGCAGATCGGCAGCCCGGTCCGGCTTGGGTCTCAGTTCGAGGAGGCAGAGGCCCCCGCCGAGGAGGTCGCTGCAGAGCTTCAGGGTACGGTGCCGATACCCAAACCCTTCAAACACATCAAGGGCGGCGGGGTGGCTATCAGTATCGACGATGCGGATACACGCCTCACGGACTTTGATATACACCCGCTGAGCTATGGGTACGATGAAGCCCTTGGTTATGAGGTGGTCCAGTATCTATGGAACCGACCCCATGTCGGGTGGAAAGTACTGACGTTCCGCCAAGGGTACCTCACCGATTCAGCACTCAAAGAATTTACAGGGGCGGTCGCGGACCAAGGGATTGTGTTAGAGACCCGCAAACAAACGGAGCTGTTCCAGATTATGCTACGCTCGTACATGAACGAACTACGTAAGATGCGCACTGTGACCAACCTCTACTCCACTATGGGGTGGAAGGAAGACAATAACGTGTTCGTGGTCGGCGACACATTACTCCGCCGCGGCGCTGACGGTGTTGTGACGGAGGAGACCATACGCTTATCGGCGCATACCCAGCGCGTAGGTAGCGACATGTTTACTGTAGACGGCGACTTCGAGGTATGGAAGCAGGGCACCGCCCTCTTGGAGAAGGGTGAGCTCTACGCCCACATGTTTTCGATAGGTGTGGGACTAGCATCTGTGCTTGTCCCGTTCACTGGCCTCAAGGGTGTGACTGTGTCGCTGTATGGCGAGTCCGGTGGAGGTAAGTCGCTCGCACAGCTGATGCAACAGTCACTATGGGGGCACCCCGACAAGCTACACATGCAATCGAAGTTCACTCAGAATGGCCTATTCACTCGGTTCGCGACCCACGGTAACCTGCCGATGACCATCGACGAAGCGACCCAGATGTCCGACGACGATGTGGCAGACTACTTGTACACAGTGACCCAAGGTCGGGATAAAGCACGCCTCGATAGAAACTCTGCTGAGAAGGCACCGCGTGAGTGGGCGCTAACCTGCACCGTATCTACCAACAAGCCAATGGCGGCGAAGCTGGCCTCCATGGGGAACCAGACAGAGGCGCAGTTGGCCCGCCTGCTGGAGTTGCGGGTAGATAAAAGCGCGTTGTTCCATGAGAGCACTGATCTCGGTCGGAGGCTACACGCTCTGTTTGTGGGCAACCACGGGTGGGCTGGACGCGAGGTGGTTAAATCGCTGATGGTGATGGGCCCCGAGGGTTTGCGGGCCGCCATTGACCACGCGGTGTCTACGTTCGGCCAACGCTACAACAAGAAGTTCTCTGGTGTTGAGCGGTTCTGGGAACTTGTGTTCGTACTAACGGACTTCGCCCTCCGGTTTGCGTACGAACGCGACATCATCCGCTTCGACCCAACACTCTGTGTGGAGTGGGCGCTACAGCAAGTGGACGACATGCGCGACACGATGCGTGATAACGAGAAGGATGCCTTCGACCTGATTGCGGAATACGCCAACGAGTTCGCCGGTAACACAGTGCGGGTGTACTATAACCCTGACTCGGACCCATACAGCGACGCGAAGTTGTTACCTCGTGGCCCCGTGCGCCTGCGCATTGAGGTCTACCGAGCCAAGGGGGCGCAGGGCCCTACATCTGGCGTGATGTACCTAGACCGCGCACACTTCCGCAAGTGGTTCGCTGCGCGCGGTGAGAACCCTCGGGAGATGGTGACCCTACTGAACTCCGAGCGAGCCAACATGACACCTAAGTCCCAGAAGGCTTCGCTCGGTAAGAACACCGCGCTCTCGATCCCACAGACCTATGTTATAGGGGTCGACATCACACACCCGCGGATGGCCAGCATCCTCACGAACGCAGAGGATAGCTATAGCGGCGCACCCTCGGGGCTCGACTCACTGGGTGATAGCGTCCATAAAGCGCTCCATTGATCCGCGAGATGCCAGAGGCATAGATAACAGCGTCCGCTCCCCCACGGGGCGGACTGCTGATTTGTATGCCCGCTCCACAGAGGTGCTGAAGTTGTCGATCTCCAACCCTGTCCCACGGAACTGGCGGTTCCACTCCCGTACCTCCCTCCGCACTTCATTCATCCGGGCGCGGTCGCCCTCCACCTTGGCTCGAACAAACGCCGTGCGGTATGAGGCAGCCATATCCCGCCGATAATCCACGACACGTTTAGAATACTTGATAGCTTGGTAATCTGCGGCGACCTCGGCAGGGAAGAAACCAGCGATGCGGGCGATACTTGTCCACGCACTGACATCCTCAGTGAGTTTGTACCCACGTTTGTCCACCACAGCACCGGCCTGCGTGTAGGCGTAGGCGTCGGCCGCGTTACGGACGAAGGTGATCGGGGCTTTGCGGAGCACCTCAGCGGCGTCAATCCTAGCCGTGAATGGCGCGCGGATCATATCGCGACCGAAGGCATACGACTGCGTGACTGAAGATGCCATCGGGCCAAGGATGTCCGTCGCAACCCGGGTGAGGTCCGTACCTGCGAGGAGGATTTCACTACCCGGTATCGGGCTGAGGCTTACACGACTGGCGATCTCGATACCAAACAACTTGTTAGCTGCACCAGTTAGGATATAGGGCGATGCGCCCGGCATGAACTCCTCGATGATTTCGGTTGCCGCGACGCGGATACTACCACGGGACAGTCCGAACATCTGCCCGATGGTGTCGGTCAGGTCCTCCAACTCCTCTGCGAAGGGGAGCGCCATCAACCCGCCGAGTAGTACCAATCCAGCTGCCATATACAGCTTACCTTGTGGGTCAAGGTTACTAAACAACTGGATCGTCGTGACCGGGTAGACCTTGTACATGTACATCAGGCCGGGCAGGCCGGAGCGGAAGAACTGCGGGCGGTTTATCGTGGAGTACTCACCCAATGTATCACGGAGCGTCTGGGATACGAACGCATCGGCTGCGTCGAACGCTTGCGCCTCAGCGCTTGCACGGTCGGCACCCGAGAGGCTGGGGTCGATGATCGCTGTGCGCCGTGCGTAGTCGAGGCGGAAAGCAGCGAGGCCCAGTGCGCGCCGCGATGCTTGCTCTGACAAGTTGAATGGCCCCATGAAGACGTCGATGACCTTGCGCATACCACCGGCGGACCTACGCCCGCGGGCCG